CTACCGGTGTCAGGGTACTTGGCCTCCTCTCGAATGCTGCCGGGGCACAAGGCCCAGCGGCTGCGCTTCGATGGGGACAGCTTGGCGTGATCGCTCACTTCAGTGCCTCAACGCCAGCGTGGAGTTGGCCGTAGTGCTCGGGCTTCACATCGTTGATGTTCTGGTAGCCCAGACCAGTCAAGACGCCTTGGATCATGGCACCCTTTTGTGGGCCGAGGGCTTTGTAGGCACCCATCACGTAGTCGATCAAGCCCTTGGGGTCAGAAAACGGTGCGCCTGTGGGAGCAGGTGCTGGCGCTGGGGTCACGAATGTGGGAGGGGCTGGCATGGCCGGAGCAGCAGCCACGGGTGCTTCCACGACAGGTGCTGCAACTGGTGCGGGGGCAGCTTGTACCACAGGGGCGGGTGTTGGCGCAACAGGTGCGGGTGCTGCTACATTGCCAGCTTGCAGTTGTGCGGTCAGGGCAGTGACAGCAGCGGTCAGGGCAGTGACAGCAGCGGTCAGGGCTTCAATCTTGAGTTCGAGTGACATAAAGTTTCTCCAGAGGGTTACGGTTTACAGGGGGTTGAATTGTGAGGCGGTCTTCAACGAACGCCTCGACGATTTCACGGTGCACTTCGCTCGGTGTCCCGATCTTCCGTGCCTTGGCGTGAAACTTGGTGCGTGTCGTGTCTGTCACTCGGACAGTCATGAACGCTGATTTGGGTGGTTGTGGCATAAATAATTTCCTTGACCGATGACGCAGTGTAGCACGACCGTGATACTATTGTGCAACTGGTTTGAAATTATTTTTGAGGATCACCATGATTGAATATCAAATGACCAACGAGCAACTTCAGATTGCCATTGACGCCACATTCAACGCCTGCAACTCTGTGCTGCAAGAGCACACCAGTGGGGGAAGGGCAAGAGCCTTGGCGGTGGACCATCTTGAAGTGCTGTATCAGGAACAGAGAGAACGTGCCAAACTTATCAGCCGCCCCATCGTCCATGCTTCGGCAGACGGTCGATAAAAAGAAAGCCCCGGTGGTGAGACCGGGGCTTAAAAGGAGAGACTCCATGAACAAAGTGTCGGCAACTGCAATTACCAACGAGGTTATTCTATGACAGCGCCCCAGACAGTGCAACAGCACCCGGCATCAGTCGATGCGTACATCAGACACGGCTGGAGCCTTGTCCCGATCCCAGCCAACACCAAGGGGCCGCGCACCCCCGGCTGGAACCTCAAACAAAACGCCCTCAAGTCCCAAGGCGACCTGCCCCTTGGCTACGGCATCGGCTTGGCCCATGCGTACAGCGGCACGATGGCCTTGGACATCGACAACTGGACCGTGACCACCAGCCTGCTGGCCGAGCATGGCGTGGACCTGCAAGCCCTCTACGATGCGCCCGATGCCGTGGTCATCAACTCGGGCAAGCCGGGGCACGGCAAGCTGCTCTACACGATGCCCTTCGGCGCTGCGCTGCCCTCCAAGAAGATCATGCACGGCGGCATCACGGCGTACGAACTGCGCTGCGCCACCGTGAGCGGTGTCACGGTGCAGGACGTGCTGCCCCCGTCGATCCACCCCGAGACACGCCAGCCTTACCAGTGGGCAGGCCGGGGCCACTGGACCCGCATCCCGGTCATCCCCCAACCCCTGCTCGACTTGTGGAACGGGATGTTGTCGCAGGACAAGGAGCGCACCATCGCCACGGACGGCACGATTGATGCCTCGTGGGAGGAGATCAAGCAAGCCCTCGAAGCTGTGCCCGCTGACTGCACCCGTGACGAGTGGGTCAGCATCGGCATGGCCCTGCACTGGGCAGGCACCCAGACCGATCAACTCAGTCAAGCCCTGCAACTGTGGAACGAATGGAGCCAGCAGTCGGTTGACAAATACCCCGGCGAACGTGAAATCGTCAACCAGTGGGTCAGCTTCAGAAACGACAAAGCCACTGCTGTCAAGCTGGGCACGTTGTTCCACATCGCCAAGTCCCACGGCTGGACCCGGCCCATGCCCGATGCGGCTGAGTTGTTCAGCAAGATCGACATCCCCGTGATGGAGCCACTGAGCGTGATGGACGGCCTGCGGCCCAAGCCCCCGGAGATGGACCTGTCACTGTGGCCCACGGTGCTGCGCCAGCGGTCCACTGAGATTTCAGAAAGCGTGGGCTGTGACCCTTTGGTCCCTTTGTTCGCTGGGTTGGCCGCTGTCTGCGGGGTGATTGATGCCCGTATGCGGCTGGAACTCATGCCGGGGTTCCGTGTGCCCCCGGTGCTGTGGCTCATGACTTTGGGCGACCCAGCGGACAAGAAGTCACCCGGCTCCCGGCCCATGCTGGCACCCTTGAAGAACATCGAGGCAGAGGACCGGCCCCGTTACGGCAAGGAACTGCTCGACTGGGAGGGGAGGGAGGCGCAACACGCCAGCGCCAAGAAGGCGTTCCTTGACTGGTCATCGTCTACCGAGGCCATGCTGGGCGGCGATCAGGCACCGCTTGTGCCCGACCTGCCAGCGCAGCCCGTACCTCTGAAGATCACCGTGAGCGACATCACCAGCCAGAAGCTGGTGCGCCAAGCGGCAGACCGGCCCCGTGGCCTGCTGTGTTACCTCGATGAGATGAATAGCTGGGTGCGCAAGCTGACCGACAAGAGCAGCGGGGAGGATCGTTCTGCGTGGGTTGTCAGCTACGAGTCAGAACATTACGAGATGGACCGAGTGGGTGCTGGGTCGATCTATGCGGAGAACTTGGCCGTGTCGATCTACGGCAACATCCAGCCCCAAGTGTTCAAGCAGAACCTCGCAGCCCTCTCAGCCGATGGCCTGCTCCAGCGGTTTATCCCGGCCATCCTGCGAGGCAGCAAGACGAAGCTGGGCCAGCCCATCCCCGACTACATGAGCAGCGCCGGGGCATGGGAGAACACCCTGCGCCTGACCTATGCGCTGCCCGTGCAGACGTACCAGTTATCCACAGAGGCGTACACAGCGTTCAGGGAGTTCCAGCAGTGGTACGAGTCGGCCAAGCAGGACGAGAGGGTGCTGGACAGCGGCACAGAGTACATGACGGCATTCGGCAAGCTGGAGGGCTTGGCTGGACGGCTTATCCTCATGTTCCACGTCATCGAGTCGCCTTTCAACCCCGTGGTGCCCGCTGATGTTGTCCACAGGGTTGTCAGTCTGGTGCAGGGGTACATCATCCCGGCCTACCGCTACGCCTTGGGCGAAGTGGGCGGGGTCATCACTGACACGTTCGATCAGTGGGTGATCGACTACATTGTGCAGATCAGCGGCGAGGTGCAAACCATCGACCTGCGTAGCCTCAAGCGGTCAGCCCGTAGACCCTTGGAGGGTAAGACCGACTGGCAGAAGGATCAGGCGATCATGGACGCCATGCTGATCGTGGAGCAGTCGGGCTGGGCGGTGCAGATCGAGAGTGAACTGCACAAGAAGAAGGTCACGTGGGCCATCAACCCCACGCTGCCGGACATCTTCAAGGAATACAGGCAGACGGTCATCAAGGCCAAGCAGCGCCACGCCGATTACATCTACCGCTACGCCACGGCCAAGGGGTACGAGCGTAAGCTGGTCAAGGGGTACACCCCGGACATGGACGAATGACAAAGGGGACCACTGGTCCCCTTTTTTATTTACCTATCCGGTAAAGAACTTTCGCCAACATGCGGCGCATATCCAGCGAGTGGGGGACATCTGGACCCCACCTTCGGGCAGTCTGTCACGTTTGCAGTCGGTGCAGGGCTTCATTTTTGACCCTTTGCTCGGATGGCGCTTGCCACTCCGGCATTGTCAGCCCATGTCAGCTTGTCGGCCAACTGTGCCAGTTGCTCACGCTCGTCAGCACGGACAAGCTCGGCAAATCGTGCAAGCATTCTGTCAGCGTCAATTTCGTTGTCGTCATCACATTGCAGAAGTCCGTACTTGTTGAACGGAAACCCAGCCTCACGGGCCATTTCAATCAGTGATTTCATTTTTCAATCGCTCCCACGTCAACCATCTGCGATTGGAAGTACACGGCGAAGCTGGCCCGTGTGTCGTTCTGGAAGGGCATTTTGTTGACCCGCTCCATCATCTCGTGCATGGCCGTGTTCCAGCCCGACAGGAACACATGGAGGGCTGCGTCATCCTCGGACAGTTCGAGGTGGCCGTACAGGGCTTGGAAATGGGCAAAGGGGTTCATGGTTCGATTCCTTAAAAAGTGGTCTTGACGGTTAGTTCGATGCCTTAAAACCAAAGGTCCGATGGTTGGTTGGGAGCCTTAAAACCAAGGGGTTGACGGTTAGTTCGATGCCTTAAAACCAAAGGCCCGATGGCTGGTTGGGAGCCTTAGTCCTTATTGTCCTTCAGTCGTCCCCGGGGCCGCTTGGGGGCGGCGGGCACGGCGGGCGCGGCGGCGGGCGTCAGTGCCTCGAGCACGGCGGGGGCGATGGCCTCGAGGGTGCCGAGCACGTCAAGCAACCGCACGGCGGCGGCGCTGGGTGCGCGGGTGCCCGCTATCCATTTTCTGAGGGTGTACACCGGCACCCCGAGCAACCCGGCGGCGCTGGGTTCGTCAAGGGCACGGCGGGCCACAAAAGCCCCGAGGGTTACGGCAAAGGGCACGGCGGGGGCACTGGGTGCGGTGTTCATGGTTAAGGCTTTCAAGGGGGTAAAAAAGCCCCCGGCGTGAACCGGGGGCGGGGTTACGGGGTTAGTCTCGCCCACTCATTAAGGCGGCGACAATCAAAAGCAAAGCCCGCACGGCGGCGAAGCAAAGGGAAACGACAATTGAAAATGTGATCAATCGAGGCCCCCTAAATAGGCCCGCTCATGGCGGGCGGCGTACAAATCCGTTTTCAATTGTTCGATCTCATTTGTTGCATCCCCGAGGGCCTTTTGTAGGTCAGCGATCCGGGCAAATAATCGAGCGGTGCCCGGGTACCCCTCGGCAAAGGCGAGGCGCTCGGCCTCAAGTGCGGTTAATTTTTCAAGGTCAATCGGCATTTTTAGATTCTCCAATGAGGCGGGCCACGGCGCGGCCCACTTGATAGCGGTAATCCCACTCGGGGGCGGTGTCCCATGATCGGCGGGGTAAGTCAGAAAAGGCCCGGTCAAATTCGCCACGGGCGCCCGGGGTGCAATAAGGGTTCAAATCGTGCCCCTTTTCATGATGGCGGCGCACTAGGTCAGCCGCCCATTTTTCGGCGGCGGTTTTGACCTCGGCGGGCGTATTAAATCGCATGGCTTACCCTTTCAAAATTGGAATAACCCGGCGGGCTTTGGCATCGGCAACCCGTGCGCGGGTGCCGTGGGCGCGAAACCCCACGATAACGGCCCGGTCAGCACGGGCACAAAGGCCGCACGTTTCGCACGTTACATCGTCGCGGGTTTGCGCGGGGCAAATGATGATCACGCGCCCCTCGGGGGTGTAACTTTTCTCGGGGGTGTCAGTGGGCACGATGGCGCAAACGGGGCCAAAGGGTGCGAGGGCGTCAGCATCCCCGGCATCATCGGCGCTCAGATTGACGGTGAACCCCCAGCGCGTAGCATGGCCCGCCCACTCGAGCGCCTCGGGGCTTTTCTTGTGGGTGTACGTGAACCCACGGCGGCCACGGTTCGCGGCGACGATGGCCCCCAGTGCGGCGGCGTCGACGGCCTCGCCCGCCCCGGGCAAATCCCCGGCCACGTTCATGCGCCAAAGTTGCCCCTCGGGTAGCGCGGCGATTGACGCACAAAGGGCCTCGAGGGTGCCCCCGCGCTCGGGTACTTTGTCCCAAGCCATGCGGGTGTAAAAATCCTCGGCGTAACAATCCGAGCGGTAATGTGCGCACGATGGCGGGCACGATACCCGCTCGGTGTAAGTCACGGGAATGGCCCCGGTTTTGCGGTTGCTTGACTGGGGAATGAAATGGTATTTCATGATCAGGCCCCCATGAGTGCTTTTAATTCGGCCTTAATTCGGCGGGCATCCTCGCCGCGCCACGTGTTTGCGTTTGCGAGGAAATAGCGCACGATTGAGCGGGCATCATCAAGCCCGTATTTGTCGCCGATGCCCCCGAGGGTTAGCATGGCGTCAAGGTAAGGCACGGCCCCAAAATAGGGCTTTGGCCACGTTTTGCGGATATCGCGGGCGATGGCGGCGAGGGTGCGGGTTTCGGTGTTCATGATTGATCCTTTTACGGTTACGGGTTACAGATTGAGGGCGTCGATTAGGTCAAGGCGGGCCCGCTCGAGTGAGGCGGCGGCGCGTTTGCTTGAGAATTCGCAAACGGGGCCACGTAACCGGGCGGCGGCGCTTTTCATGGCCTCGAGAATCTCGGCGAGGGTTTCGGGATCAATCACCGGCGCGGCGGGCGCGGGTTTTTCGGTGATTGTCACTAGCGTGAAGTGATCGCGCATGAATTGGGCGTTAATCGGGTTCATGCGATCACCTTCAAAAGTTGATTGATCCCAGCAACAAGCGAATCTAAGTCACGCGCCCACATGTTGCGCCCGCCGGTGTAATCCTTCAGGTGCGCGGCAGTGCGGTACATGTAACCCAGTGAACCGCATGCCTCGGTGTTGACGTACACGATGGCGTCACCCTTTTGAATAAACCCGCTACACCCTCGTTTGTCACCGTTGACGGCGATATTTTTAAGGTGCACTTTGTGCACCGATGTAAACCGGTTTTTGAGCTTAGTTGACAAAATGAGCATGATCAGGCCCCCTTACGTGCTGACACGCGAACCACGGCGTAGGGTGCACCGGTTGACGTGTGCGCGGCGATCAGTTGACGCGATGGGGAAAATTTAGCGGCGATGGTTTCCCAGTCAATCGAGACACGGCCCGAGCACTGGGAAACGGCGACACGGTGCGCGGTGCCATCGATGGCGGGCAAACCGGCGGCGATCAGGGATTCTTTCAAATCCTTTTCCTCGGCGCTCAGTTGCGCCATTTGCGCTTTGATCAGGGCGAGGCGATCCACGGCGGCGGCGAGGATAGCGGGGTTTTCGTTTTTCATGATTGATCCTTTTACGGTTACGGGTTACAGAGAAAAAAGGCAAACGGTGATCACCCAAAGGGCAACCAAAGCAAAGGCGGCACCGGCCACGATGGCAAACGGCGAGGTTTCACGCTTGAGCGGTTCAGGGTGCAAATCAATGTATGTCAGTTGATGGCGGTTCATGGTGCGGGTTCCTTTACGGGTTACGGTGCCCCCGGTCTCCCGGGGGCGGTTACATCAAGCGATGAATTCGGGGTGCTTTGTCAAACCGTGCGCCTCGGCAAAGGCGCGAAGCTCGGCGGCATCCTTTGAGCGCATGGCCGAGCGAATCAAGGCAGACACCGAGCGGGCGGCGGTGTCAATCATGCCGAGGGTGATATATTTTCGGGCGATGGCGATATCGCGGGATTGTGCTTTTGTCATGGTGTCCTTTTATGCGGTAAAGGTTGCGGAAACAAGACCGGGCACGGCCATGACGTGCCACTGTGAACCGTTGCGAGTTGCGGCGCTCAAAACCTTGACAGTCTCGCCGGTGGCTTTGCGGGTTGCAGTTACTGTGATGATGTCGGGGTGACGGTTCACGGTTGCCGAGGGCAAACCGGCGAGGGTTTCAAGGATGCTTTCGAGTTGCTCAGTGCTCAAGGGTGTAGGGAGTGATTTCATGGTGTCGGTTCCTTTACGGTTACGGGTTACGGTGCGGCACGATTGCCACGGGTGAATTATAACCCAGTGGGTTTCATGGTTGTTTGTCACTTATGTGACACGATGGCCGAAAGTTGTCCAGGGACCCACTGGGTTAGCTTTTGAGGGTTGATCATGGGGTGGTGACAATTTGCCCTTTTATCGCTGGGGGTGGATTCTCGGATTCTGAAAATAAATGACCCAGTGGAAAAAGTTGTTTATTTTCGCCTTGCCTGCGCGAAAGGACAACTTGTCATCGTCAGTGCCTGAACCCTGATTCTGATCCAGTGGGTCGCCCTGTGATGATCCAGTGGGTCGCCCTGTGATGACCCACTGACCCACGGGGTGCGGTTCCTGAACCCTGACCCACTGACCCACGGGGTGCGGTGCCTACTGGGTGCGCGGGGTGCGGCGGCATGGCGGCGCTGGGTTCGAGGGGGCGGGGGAGGGCCGGAGCGAGGTGGGTCGCTGGCCGGGAGGCATCACAGAACCTGTGAAAATTTTTTTCAAAATCAAAAAACCCACTGGGTCAACTACATCCACGTTGCACATTTCCATCACCGTGATAGACTCACAGCACTATGAATCAAGCAGAACCTCAATTCGTAGGCACGGTTGTCACCGGAGAATCACCGCTACCCACATGGCTGTCCGTGCCTGACCCTAAACCCCCTCGCATCAGCAAGGAGGCCAGAGCGTTGCTGCATGTCGAATATGAGCAGATATTCGAGCGAGTCGTGGAGGACGTCTATCGTGGGCGATCCCTTCAATCGCTGATACAGGATGACCACCGGGCCATCTCGTACGAGGACTTCCTGCGCTGGGTCAAGCGTGACCCCACCCGCCACGAGCGGTTCAAAGAAGCGCAGGAGATGCGCACTGAGTTCTTGGCCGGAGAAATCTTAGAGATTGCCGATGGCATCGAGTCAGTCGATCCGTCATCGCCCGATACGGTCAATCGGGACAAGCTGCGCATCGACACGCGCAAGTGGCTCATGAGTGCCCACAACAGGAAACGCTACGGCGAGACCAAACAAATTGAACTCGGCGGGACTGTCTCCATCACTGAGGCGCTGGCGCAAGCACAGGCCAGAGTGATCGAGGGTGAAGTGCTGGACGTATCCGATGTGACACCTAGATTGGAGAATGACTGATGCGCAAACGCTGGATGAAGACCATGCTGGCTGCGTATGCGCTGTCGATGGTGCTTGGCCTGTGGGCACTGGTTGAACTGATTACAAGGATGATCTGATGCAGAAGATGCGCTACTCGCCCGAAGATGAGCAGACGCTCATGGCGCAGCTTTGGAGTCCGTCTATCAAGGACGACCCCGAGGCGTTTGTTCTGTTTGTGTTCCCTTGGGGGCAGAAGAACACACCCCTCGAACACTTCAAGTCACCTCGTAAGTGGCAGCGGGAGGTGCTGCGTGAGATTCGTGACTTCCTCAAAGACAACAAGGGTAAGCTGAGTAACGACGAGTTGATCGACGCCATGCGGCAAGCGGTGTCGTCTGGTCGGGGTGTGGGTAAGTCTGCACTGGTCAGTTGGCTGATCCTGTGGATGCTGTCAACTCGGATTGGTTCGTCTGTCATCGTGTCGGCTAACAGCGAGAACCAGTTGCGTAAGGTGACGTGGGGTGAGTTGACCAAGTGGGTCACGATGGCGCTGAATGCCCACTGGTGGGAGCCGACTGCGACGAGTCTTCAGCCTGCCAACTGGTTGACTGAGTTGGTCGAGCGTGATCTGCGCAAAGGCACCCGGTACTGGGGTGCTGAGGGTAAGCTGTGGAGCGAGGAGAACCCAGACGCCTATGCCGGTGTCCACAACATGGACGGCATGATGGTGATCTTCGACGAGGCCAGCGGTATCCCGGACAGCATCTGGTCCGTGGCTGCGGGCTTCTTTACAGAGAACATCTTGGACCGGTACTGGCTGGCGTTCAGCAACGGTCGTCGCAACACCGGGTACTTCTATGAGGCCGTGGACGGAAGCAAGCGGGACTTTTGGAGGTCGCGCAAGATCGACGCTCGTCAGGTCGAGGGCACCGACAAGAGCATCTACCAGCAGATCATTGACGAGTACGGCGAAGACAGCGACGAAGCGCGGGTTGAGGTGTATGGCGACTTTCCCAAGAGCGGGCAAGACCAGTTCATCGCACCGCACACTGTCGATGACGCCATGAAGCGGCCACGGTACAAGGACATGACCGCACCCATCATCATCGGCGTTGACCCGGCCCGGGGCGGCATGGACTCCACCGTGATCGCCGTGCGCCAAGGGCGGGACATCGTGGCGATCAAGCGGTTCAAGGGCGAGGACACCATGAGCGTGGTGGGCCACGTCATCGACGCGATCGAGGAGTACCGGCCAGCCCTGACCGTGATCGACGAGGGTGGGTTGGGCTACGGCATACTTGACAGATTGAACGAGCAGAAGTACAAAGTGCGCGGGGTCAACTTCGGCTGGAAGGCTAAGAACCCGGTGATGTGGGGCAACAAGCGGGCCGAGATTTGGGGAGCCATGCGCGACTGGGTAAAGACCGCCAGCTTGCCGCAGGACAGGCTGCTCAAGAGCGATCTGACAGGCCCGATGAAGAAGCCCAACTCGGCTGGCACCATCTTTCTGGAGGGGAAAAAGGAGATGAAAGCCCGTGGAGTTGCGTCACCCGATGCGGCTGACGCCATCGCTGTAACATTCGCGTACCCTGTGGCACATCGGGAGTACAATGACCGCACAATCACCCGGCGCAACGCTCAAAACGGTGCTGCCCTTACTTCTTGGATGGGAAGCTAGACATGCCCCTCGTCAAATCACCCTCAAAAGAGGCGTTTCGCAAGAACGTCAAGGCCGAAGTAGCCGCTGGCAAGCCTCAAAAACAGGCCGTTGCCATCGCCTACAGCGTCAAACGCGAAGCTGCCAAAAAACCCACAATGAAGCCCAAAAAATGACCATTCAAGCCCTGCAAGACTGCCTGATCGTGCGCCCAGACATGGAGAAACACGAGCTTTTCATCCTCTTAAAGCAGAAACAAACAGGCACAGGTGTGGTAATCTCCGCTGGCCCAGACGCCAAAGACGTGAAAGTCGGCGACAAAGTGCTATTTGGTGATTCCATCGGTCAGGACTTAAAATGGGAAGGTGACAACCTTCTGGTCATGAGGGAATCACACACCCTCGGAGTATTTGACGCATGAAAGACACCACCGGAATCGTAGCCGCAGCAAATGTGGCAAAAAACGGCCCGTACCCGTCAAAAGGCGGTTCCGAGGATATTCTGACTGTCGCCAGATCGCGCATGACGATGGCGATAGCAGCGTTTTCCGACACCCGCGAAGACGAACTCGATGACCTGCGGTTCTACGCAGGCTCCCCAGACAACCAGTGGCAGTGGCCCGCTGACGTGCTCCAGACTCGTGGTGCCGTGCAGGGTCAAACCATCAACGCCCGTCCTTGCCTGACCATCAACAAGCTGCCGCAGCACGTCCACCAAGTGACGAACGAGCAGCGCATGAACCGTCCCGGCATCAAGGTGATCCCGGCTGACGACAAGGCTGACGTGGACGTGGCCGATGTGTTCAACGGCGTAATTCGCCACATCGAGTACATCTCGGACGCTGACGTGGCCTACGACACCGCCTGCGAGAACCAAGTGTCCTACGGCGAAGGCTACATCCGTCTGCTGACCGAATACTGCGACGAAGACACCTTCGATCAGGACATCAAGATCGGGCGCATCCGCAACAGCTTCAGCGTCTACATGGACCCCATGATCCAAGACCCCACGGGCGCAGATGCCCGCTGGTGCTTCATCACGGAAGACCTGACGAAAGCTGAATACGAGCGCATGTACCCCGATGCAGCGCCGATCAGCACCTTGATGAGCCTTGGCGTGGGCGATCAGTCCATTGCCCAGTGGATTGGTGAGAACACCATCCGTATCGCCGAATACTTCTACATCGAGTACGAGAAGCACACGCTCAACCTTTACCCCGGCAACCAGACTGCGTTCAGCGGTACGCCCGAGGACAAGACGCTGCGCATGATGTTCGGCAAGCCCCTGCGCACCCGCGAAGCTGACCGCAAAAAGGTCAAGTGGTGCAAGATCAACGGCTACGACATCCTTGAAGAACGCGAGTGGGCTGGTGCCTACATCCCCGTGGTGCGCGTGGTTGGCAACGAGTTCGAGGTCGATGGCCGCATGTACGTGTCGGGCTTGGTGCGCAACGCCAAAGATGCCCAGCGCATGTACAACTACTGGGTGTCGCAGGAAGCTGAGATGCTGGCGCTGGCCCCCAAAGCCCCTTTCATCGGCTACGGCGGTCAGTTTGAAGGCTACGAGCAGCAGTGGAAAACTGCCAACACGAACAACTGGCCCTATCTGGAGGTCAACCCTGACGTTACAGACGGTCAAGGCGCTGTGTTGCCACTACCCCAGCGGGCACAGCCTCCGATGGCCTCCAGCGGCCTCCTGCAAGCCAAGGCGGGTGCTGCCGAGGACATCAAGTCGGCCACAGGTCAGTACAACGCATCGCTGGGCATGACCAGCAACGAGCGTTCTGGCAAGGCCATCTTGGCCCGCCAGCGCGAAGGCGACATCGGCACCTACCACTACGTTGACAACTTGGCCCGTGCGATCCGTCACATTGGCCGTCAACTCGTGGACCTGATCCCCAAGATTTACGACACCGAGCGCATCGCCCGCATCATTGGCGAAGACGGTGAGCCAGATACCGTCAAGATGAACCCAATGCAGGAAGAACCTGTCAAGCGGATCGTGGACCAAGAGGGCAACCTTATCGAGAAGGTCTACAACCCCGGCGTTGGCAAGTACGATGTGCGCGTGATCACCGGTCCCGGCTACGCTACCAAGCGTCAGGAAGCCTTGGAGAGCATGGCCCAGTTGCTGCAAGGCAACCCACAGTTGTGGCAAGTGGCTGGCGACCTGTTCGTCAAGAACATGGACTGGCCCGGTGCCCAAGACCTCGCCAAGCGGTTCAAGAAGACCATCGACCCCAAAGTGCTGGCCGACGAAGACGATCCAGCTTTGGCCGCTGCCAACCAGCAGATGGAAGCAATGGCCGCTGAGATGGAGAACATGTTCCAGATGTTGCAAAACGTCAACCAGAGCATGGAAGCCCGCGAGATGCAGATCAAGCAGTTTGAGGCTGACATCAAGGCATACTCTGCCGAGACACAGCGCATCAGCGCGGTGCAGGCTGGCATGTCGCCCGAGCAGATTCAGGACATCGTGATGGGCACCATTGCCGCAGCGATGGACACTGGCGATCTGGTTGCAGGCGCACCGCAGATGCCTGAGATGCCGATGCAGCCCGAGATGCCACCTGAAGGGATGATGTAATGAGTTGCGCTGAATTTGTTGGTGAGTTGTTCTTGGCGCGGGATGTGGCCCATTCCGTCCACCTCAACACCCGTTCCTACTCAAAACACAAGGCGCTGCGGCACTTCTACAAGGACGTTCTGGAAGCTGCCGACAAGTTTGCCGAGGCATACCAAGGCCGTCATGGTCTAATTGGCCCTATCTCGCTCAAGTCAGCCCGCAAGGACGGTGCAATCCTGCCGTTCTTGGAGGATTCGCTGGCCTACATCGAGGAAAACCGATACAAAGTCTGCGGCAAGACCGACACCACCTTGCAGAACATCATTGACGAGATCATTGCTGTCTACCTGTCGGCGCTCTATAAACTGAGGTTCTTGGCATGACAACACCCACCGCATCCCTCAGCTACTTTGGCCGCACCGAGCCGTTTGACCTTCAGGTGGCTCGCGGCCTGATCGGCGGGCACACCGTGGTGACCGTGTTTGGCTACAACCCCGATGTGGACACCACTGAGGAGTCGATCTGGCCCGATGGCAGCACAGTTCCTCACCCCACAGTGGCCTCGGTGCTCAGTATCGTGTCCACAGACGCTGCCGATGACTCCGCTGGCACGGGCGCACGTACCGTGTACATCGAGGGTTTGAATGGCAACTACGAGGTCATCCACGAAACGGTAACTCTGGACGGTACGACCCCAGTGTCCACCGTGGGCACGTATCTGTACGTCAACCAGTTCTACGTGGTGACAGCCGGGTCTGGTGGTGTGAACGCAGGCGAGATCACGGCCAAGGTCAGCACAACCATGTACGACCTGATTGCCGTTGGCTACAACCAGCGCACAACTGGTCACTACTGCGTCCCGGCTGGCTACACCGGCTACATGACCGAGGGTGTTATCACCACGGGTCAAGCATCTGGGTCTACCTCAGTCACAGCGTTCTTGAAGCAACACGGTCCTGATGGTATCCTTCGCGTAGGTGCAGTTTCGACGTTGAATAACGGCTCTGTGCAGTACGACTTTTCCCCTCCGTACCGCATCCCCGAGAAAAATTGTGTTGGTGCGTCAGTCATTGGTTCTGCTGCCAACAACTCGGCCAGTTCGTTTTTCAACATCATCCTCATCCAAAATTCACCGGGCTATTGAGTACAATACCCACAAGGAGCCATTATGGAACTTCTCAACCCTCTCGCCAAAGCCAACTTCCCGGCTCAAACTGCCGCTTTTACCGGCACCGCAGCCAACACAACCGGCTGGCCCGCTGGCCCCGAAGGTGTTGTGGTTTGGTCCACAGAACCTTGCTACGTTGAAGTTGGTGAAGGTGCCGTGGCGACAACCGCCAGCACCCCGATCCCCGCATTCACACCGATCCCGTTCAAAATCCCCACCGGCACCTCTGGCCTGTGGCGAGTGAGCGCCATCCAGATTTCCTCTGGTGGCACGGTGTACTGCAAACCGATGAACACAAAATGAGCTTTCTTGCTGTTCGCAACGCTGTTGGCATTGGACTGGGTGGCATTATTTCGCTGTTCGGCGGTCGCGGCAGCGAACAGGCTCAGAGCAACCTTTTAGCTGAAGACGGCGACAACCTCGTGCAAGAGGACGGCGGTCTTATCCTTTTGGAGTAACACATGCCCGCTGTATCACTTTCAATCTTTGGCGGCGTTGGCGCTCAGTTTTTTGACAACAGCGGTAATGTACTGACTGGTGGCAAGATTTACTCCTACGAGGCTGGCACAACAACGCCGCTGGCTACGTACACGTCAAGCACTGGCAACACGGCCCACACAAACCCGATTATTTTGGATGCTGCTGGGCGTGTGCCCGGTGGTGAAATCTGGAACGCGCTGCAACTGTACAAGTTTGTCCTGAAAACCAGCGCAGATGTGACAATTGCCACATATGACAACGTGGGCAGCAGCTTCAACGCTACCACGATCATTGCCAATTTTACGGGTAACGGTTCAACAGTTGCATTTACATTGGCAAGTGCACCAAATGGTGAAAACGCCACCAATGTGTACATCAACGGTGTGTATCAGCAGAAGAACACGTACAGTGTTGCTGGCGCTGTTCTCACATTCTCAGAAGCACCTCCAGTTACTTCATCAATTGAAGTCAACTACGTCTAAGGAACAATCATGGCCGATACCAAAATCTCAGCATTACCCGCATCTACGACCCCGCTTGCGGGCACCGAGGTATTGCCGATTGTTCAAAGCGGTGTAACCAAACAAGTCAGTGTTGCAGACCTAACGGCTGGCCGGGCAATAAGCGCCACGCAGGTTACGGTTTCTACCGGCAGTGTTGTAATTGGCACCTCGGGTCAAGGTATCGATTTTTCTGCCACACCAAGTACAGGTACAAGCGAGTTGCTGGCCGACTATGAAGAAGGCACTTGGACTCCAGTTGCATCATCCACAACGGGCACAATTACAAGCTACACCGTGGTAGATGCTACATACACAAAGATTGGACGACAGGTGACTGCTGTGGCAAGCGTCACCATCACCAACGCAGGTACAGGTGCTGGAACTTTGGTTTTTGCTGGACTGCCGTTTACAAACGGCTCGCAGAATGCCACAGGTACAGGTCGTGAGAACGGCGTAACCGGCAGTCAACTGCAATCCCGAATCAATTCTTCAGACACCTCCATCAACATTGTGAACTATGCAAACGCAACGTGTATTGCAACCAATGCACAGGTTCGCGTCACAATTGCTTATTTTGTCTAAGGATTGAAAATGGCTTTGACAAAAGTTTCTTATTCGATGATCGCAGGGCAGTATGTTAATGCCTTGGATTTTGGCGCTGACCCAACGGGAGCAACAGACAGTTACGAAGCACTGCAAGACGCAGTTGACGCCGCTCAGGGTAGAGTGGTTTACGTCCCAGCGGGAACATATTTGGTCAGCGACACGCTGGCCTACAACGCTGCGGCCACTTTTGGTTTTACCAGTCCCGGCATCAAGATCGTTGGCGATGGTATGACCAAGACTTTTTTCGATCATCGCGCCGAAAACAAACCTTTGATTGACATCGACAGCGGAACGCACGGCGGCTCGTATACGGCATCAATGGGCGCAGAGTTGCGCGATTTTGCAATCATTAACACGGAAGCAACCGCAGGTGCGACAGGTGTTCGTGTGCTTAACGCATACGAGGTGAAGATCGACCATCTTTACATCAAGGAAATGACGCAGGATGGTATAGAACTGAAAAACGGTCTTTACACTGACGATGGTTGGAACATGATCAGCATCACGCAGTGCTGGATTGATTCGTGTGCTCGTTGGGGTATTAAAGCAGACGGCTCGGCAACTCGTAACGAAGGCTCATACACCTACTTGCGTGAAGTGTTTTTCCAAACAAATGGAACCGCCAGCGCAGACGCCATTCCACCATCGGGCGGCATGATTTGGAAAGGCCAGATCATGACGATGGAGCAGTGCGCTTTTGCGAACGGCAACGAAAACGTGGGCTTGTTCATCAAAGGTGAATCCGGGGCTGGTCAGACAGTTGACCTTCGCAGCACCACATTTGAAAACTGCAAAAAACGTGGTTTGTATGTGACCGGCCTGCAAGTATTCAATGGCGTGAACCTTCAGTTTTACAACAACAATGACTACACAGCGACAACCCAATGCGAATTTGACGGGTCATCGTATGTCATTCGTCAGGTGCAGATCAGCAATGTGACGGTTCGCGCCACAGATGGAAACAATCCTTGCACGGCCTTCAAACTTAGCGGTAGTAACGTCGATTTTAATTCTTGCCGTGTTCGCAACGTCAACTGGGAAAACTTTGACTACGCTGGTCAAGTTCGCTTTGACGGTTGGCAGTTCGATCAAGTTCAAAATTGTGGCGCAATAGTGGTCGCCAGTTCTGCTGAGGTGTATTTCAAACCTAGTGCCAGAAATCCATTCGGTAAAACTGTACCTTTACGTTTGGTTGGTCCACAAAATCAAACGGGTGTTGGCGTTGCCTCAACAACTGGCGAGTGGATTGCCCACCAAATAACAACCAGTGGATTGTTTTTGAACATAACTAGCGTTGTTGCCAACACCAGATACTATGTTTATTTGTACGACAACGCTGGAACAGCAGCACTGGCATACTCAACAACCGATTGGATTGTTGGTGACTTTGGGTATCCTGTGAAATCTGATAATCAGGCTTGGTTGTATGTCGGAAGTTTTGAAGCTGGCGCGACCAACGGAACCGCAAAGACGACCGCTGGAGGATGGTTAAACCCCAGCCTTGTACCGAATACACAAGTTGGGGCTGGTCGTTATATGTGGTTTGATGGCTCTAATGTGTTGCGCAGCAACGCCTCGTTGCCAGTAAACGACACTGACGGCGCAGCAGTCTAAAAACCGTGCCAGTGCGGAACACTGGAAACCTTAATGCCTGACAGGATGGTCAGGTTGGAAACAAGGAAAATATCATGGCTCTCGAAAAAGTTACCTCCGTTGACCTCATTGAAGTCATCGCAAACGGTTGTGTTCAAGTGCGAACACAAACCGCCATCATGGAAGACGGCACCCAGATCAGTGGTCAGTTCCATCGCCACGTAGTCGCTCCCGGCGCTGATTACAGCCAAGAAGATGCCAAAGTTCAGGCAATCTGTGCGGCAATCCATACGCCTGCCGTGATTGCTGCCTATGCAGCTTCCCAGACCGCATAATTGCACACTCTTGACAAGCGCCTTCTTAGCGCATAATCTGAGAACTGTACCGGCCCAGTAGACCGGGAACTCACATGAGTTACAAATGACTGATGAAGTCCAAAACCTAGCGGAAGTAGACTCCGCGCCAGCACCCGAAGTGACGGCCACATCGGACAATGCACAAAATCTGCCGGAAGTCGCTGACCAGAGTAACGAGACACCCGAGGAGAAGAAATTCTCTCAAGCTGAACTTGATTCGATGATCGGCAAGCGCCTCGCAAGAGAACAGCGCAAATGGGAACGTGAGCAGCAAGCCAAACAAGCAGAGATGCAAGTGCGGCAATCGGTGCCCAAGGAACTCCCGCCTGTGGATCAATTTGAGTCCCCTGAAGCCTATGCGGAAGCACTGGCAGTCAAGCGGGCTGAGGAGATGCTCCACCAGCGTGAACTCCAAAAGCAAAAAGCAGCGATTGAGGACAGCTACGCAGAACGTGAAGAAGAAGTTCGGAACAAGTACGACGACTTTGAACAAGTCGCCTACAACCCGAATCTCCGAGTCACCGATGTGATGGCCGAGACA